ACGTCAATCATTCATTACCAGATGACAATGCAGCACATTGATTATCTTTCTCATCTACTGACAGGGGAAGTTCCTATACGATTTAATCAGCATCAAAACCGTTTATATCTTGATATGGATTGGTCAAACGATGTTAGTGCAGATGAGTACATTATCATAGAATGTTATCGTAAGCTTGATCCTACAACTTGGACAGACATTTATGATGACATCTATCTCAAACGATATGCAACCACACTGATAAAGAGACAGTGGGGTGCAAACCTATCCAAATTTAATGGTGTTCAAATGTTGGGTGGAGTAACGATGAACGGTGCAGACATATTTTCACAAGCACAGGAAGAACTACAGAGATTAGAAGAACAAATACAATTGTCGTTTGAAACTCCGATAGATTACATGGTAGGGTAAAATGTCAGTCAATAGTATTTTTCATACCAGCAACTCTCATGCGCTAACTACAGAAAAAAATCTCTACAGGGATTTAGTTACGGAGGCCATACAGATTTATGGCCACGATGTTTATTATGTAGACCGCACAACCGTTGCAGTAGATAGCCTCTTAGGTGAGGACTCACTTTCCAAATTTACTACACAGCATCCAATTGAAATGTATGTCGAAGATGCTGAGGGTGGGTTTCAAGGTGAGAAAGAAATTATGTCGCAGTTTGGTTTGGAGAACAGAAACGAAATTACTTTCGTTGTATCCAAGCAAAGATTTCAAGAGATGGACAGTCAGATTAATATCGAGGATGGAACCGATACGACAGGTGGTTCTATTTTACTGGAGGCTGGAAGTATAGATCAAAGTGAAGACTCTTCGACTTTGACATCGGTTCAAGGGGATAACAATTTTTATATTCTGATGGATACTACATTAACAGATGCAGACAGACCACAAGAAGGAGATTTAGTTTATCATCCGATTCTATCCAGAATGTTTGAAGTTAGTTTCGTAGACCATGACGACCCATTTTACCAACTCGACAACAATCCTATTTACAAATTAAGATGCAGACAATACGAATATAGTCACGAAGAAATTGACACAGGTATTACTGCGATTGATGCGATTGAAGGTGATTTGCAAAAAGATTCACTAGAACATCAATTTACGTTGGAGCAGTCATCTGCTGTTAACGAAGGAATCAGATTAGAACGTTTAGCTTTAGGAGAATTGTTAGTATTGGATGGAACAGATAGTTCATCTACGGATGCAACTGACAATGTTCTTATGGAAAACGATTCAACCTCTGTTGGTGAGAGTATACTACTTGAAGCTGGTGGTTCGGACAGTGAAGATGCGTCATACTTGATACAGGAAGATATTATTACTGGTGATTATACTAGTGGCGCTTCACAAGATAAAACTGCACAAAATGAATTATTCGATGAACTGGACGATAATGTTCTGGACTTTTCAGAGACTAATCCGTTTGGAGATGCTGGGAGTAGAACATAATGTTAGGACAACAATTTTACCATGAGACAATGCGAAATGTGATTGTTGCATTTGGTACTTTATTTAACAATATACACATGGTTCGCAAAAACAATAGTGGAACTATCGTACAGACGATGAAGGTTCCCCTTGCGTATGGGCCAAGACAAAAGTGGTTGCAACGACTAGACCAAGATCCAAGTCAGGACAGCAAGGTTGCGATTACTCTACCACGATTAGGATTCGAGATTCAAAACCTGTCTTACGACACCTCTCGAAAATTAAATCGTGTACAAAAATTTAGAAAGGTTAAATCCAGTGCAGATAAGTCTGGTAAATTAGACTCGCAGTATATGCCTGTTCCTTATAACTTGGACATCGAGTTATATGCAATGGCCAATCAGTCTGATGATGCACTTCAGATTGTTGAACAGATACTTCCTTACTTCCAACCTGATTATACTTTGACAATTAAAGACATGACGGATATGGGAATCAAGAGAGATGTCCCGATTGTACTCAACAGTATCAGTTACGAAGATAACTATCGAGGTGAGTTTACAGAAAGACGAGCAATCATATACACGCTAACTTTCACAGCAAAGTTTTATTTGTATGGGCCTGTTACATCACAGAGTGTCATCAAGACAGTTCAAGTCGATCAGTATACAGACTTACCAGATGCTTCTCCCAAACGGGAACAAAGATATACTGTTACACCAAATCCAACAACTGCTGACGCAGATGATGATTTTGGATTCAATGAAACAACTTCTTTTTATCAAGATGCAAAAGATTATAATCTTGAAACTGGAGATGACGATACTTCAACTAGTACTAGTAATATTGGATAAAAATGAAAGACGTTGCGAATGTTATCGATGAAGCTCTTGGTGTCATCGACCCTGTAGAGAAGGAGTTGTCTGTTGCAACTCATAAGACAGTTGTTCCAAGGCCCACAGAAAATCTAGAAGATATTGATGCAGACTACAAATATCAACGAGAAAACTTTTACAATTTGATTGAAAGAGGTTCGGATGCAATTGAAGGTATTCTGGAGATTGCAAAAGAATCAGACCATCCAAGAACGTATGAAGTAGCTGGTAATTTAATTAAACAGGTTGCAGAAGTCGCAGAAAAACTTGGTGACTTGCAAGAAAAAATGAAAAGATTGAAGGAAGTTCCCAACACCGCACCGAAGAATGTAACCAATGCACTCTTTGTCGGTTCAACTGCTGAGTTGCAAAGAGTACTGAAGGGAAAGTCGGATGACAGGCCTTGATGCACAAACCGCACAAATCACAAATTTCATTTTGCCTTGGATTGGTATTTTAATCAGTCTGATTGTTGCGATATGGATTAAGGACTTTGCAACAAGCCTTGCAAAAGGATTTAAATTTCAAATGAACAAAGCCTTCAACGAGGGAGACAAGGTTCTTCTTGAAGGGAACGAAGCAGTCATTATAAAAATAGGAATATCCGAAACTGTATTTGGTGTATACTCAGAGAAAGGATATATCTGGAGATATGTACCGAATGAACGTATTGTTATGCTTAAACTTGAAAAAATTATCAATCCTGATTTGCATCTGGATACTGACAAAGAGAAAGCAGAGAAACTTCAAGCTCTTATAGATACGATACAAAACAAACATATCAACAAAAATCGTGAAGAAATAGAGAATTTAAAAAATGATGCAAAACGGTAATAACTATTTAGGCAATCCCAATCTAAAAAGAGCCAATGTACCTGTTGAATGGACAGAGAAACAGATTGAGGAATACACACGATGTATGAAAGATCCTCTGTATTTTATCGAGGCCTATATACGAATTGTTTCTCTTGATGAAGGATTGGTGCCATTTAAACTGTACGACTTTCAAAAAGAGATGGTTGGTACGTTTCACAAAAATCGTTTTACAATCTGCAAACTTCCAAGACAATCTGGTAAATCAACAACGATTATTGCGTATCTTCTGTACTATGTCTTATTCAATACCAATGTTAGTGTTGCGATACTTGCAAACAAAGCAGCGACCGCTAGAGACTTATTAGGACGGTTACAACTCGCTTATGAACACCTTCCTAACTGGTTACAACAGGGAGTAATGACATGGAACAAGGGTAGTCTGGAACTGGAGAACGGTTCCAAGATACTTGCATCGTCCACATCTGCAAGTGCAGTTCGTGGTGGCTCCTACAACATTATATTCCTAGATGAGTTTGCATATGTACCCTCTAATGTCGCAGAGCAGTTTTTCAGTTCAGTGTATCCTACGATATCTTCTGGTAAGACAACAAAAGTCATGATAGTATCGACCCCTCATGGAATGAATATGTTTTACAAGTTGTGGACGGATGCAGAGAACGAAAGAAACACATACATTCCAATCGAGGTGCATTGGAGTGAAGTGCCTGGCCGTGATGAAGAATGGAAAAAAGAAACGATTAAGAACACTTCTCAGTCGCAGTTCAACACAGAGTTTGAGTGTGAGTTTCTTGGTTCAATTGATACACTGATTGCACCGTATAAACTGAGAACACTTGCGTACCTAGACCCAGAAAAGTCTCACAGAGGATTAGATGTATACAAACAACCAGAGAAAGATCACACATATCTGGTGACAGCTGACGTATCAAGGGGTACATCTAACGACTATTCTGCTTTTGTTGTATTTGATATATCGGAAATTCCTTACCGAATTGTTGCGAAATACAGGGATAATGAAATAAAACCTCTTATCTTTCCTAATAAGATATACGATATCGCAAAGGCTTACAATCAATCATTTGTACTGGTTGAGGTCAACGATATCGGAGAACAAGTTGCAAATGCATTACAATATGACATGGAGTATGATAATCTAATCATGGCATCTATGCGTGGTCGTGCTGGACAGGTTCTAGGTGGTGGATTCTCAGGGGGTAAGGCACAATTAGGAGTAAGAACTACAAAGGCTGTCAAGAAGATAGGGTGTTCCAATCTAAAACAGTTGGTAGAAGATAATAAAATAATTGTAGAGGACTACGATTGTATCAATGAACTATCAACCTTTATTGTCAAGGGTTCCTCATTTGAAGCAGATGACGGTTGCACTGATGACTTGGTTGCGTGTATGTTTATCTTTGCATGGGTAACAGACCAACAATATTTTAAAGAACTCACAGACCATAATATACGTCAGCAAATGTATAAGGAACAACAAAACCAACTCGAACAGGATATGGCTCCATTCGGGTTTGTGATCAACGGATTAGAAGAAGAAAATGCTGGAAGTATGACTGATGAATACGGAACTCGTTGGGCTCCTGTCGTGCGTACTTATGATTCAAACTGGTAATCAGGAAAGAAAAGAGTATTTGGGGTCTATTAGATCGTAATCAAGCTTAATCCAACAGTTAGAACATACTATTCTTGATTTCTCTATCAACTCAATAACATCTTTGCGACTTTCTTGATTCATACCTTTTCGTTTGGTTTGCTTACGAATCTCTACATCATGGGGATAGAACTTGAGACATACTGTTTCACTTTCACCACAATGCACACAGGACTCATCAGCAAGATAATCATTTAACCATGCAACACGTTTGCGATAGTTTCTTCTTGCAACTT